CGAGACACCGGTGTCTCATAAATGGCGATGACGGTTTGACTCGCTCACCGGTGAAAGGACTCGACTTTCGGAGCCGAATCGATTACCATTCCTCTCGCGTGGGAATGGAGGTCAATTTAGAGAAAAGTTCGGTGTCTGACGAGTTCTGCGAGATAAACTCGACGCTCTTTGCGAAAGGGTCTTGCCCTTCAGGCCCGAAGCTTAATGAAGGAGGAGAAGGGCCAGCCGTTCTCGACTCGTCTGGGCTTACAAGACGAGTCAAAAGCAATCTCTCGGTGCTAAGGATGCGACCGGAGGTGAACGATGTTCTTGGTTTTGCGGACCAAGCCTGTAGGTCGGATGCTGGTTTTCTCGCAGTGGTTCTAAGGAATCGCCGAATTCTGGCCAAGCAGGTTGACAAGTTTTTTGACCGGCTTAACCTTCATCGGAGGAACCTTCTGTTGAAAGACAGTCGAATCCGGAAGGCGTTAAGAGGTTCTCCTCGACGGAGTAAGGATTGCCCCTCTGGCTATCTTGAGATGGGACCCGTTCCCAGCGGGTATGACCTCTCAAGATTAGAGGAGGTCGAGGCGATTAACGCGGAGGTGAAACGTGTAAGGACTGTTAGAGGCGGTACCGAGGGTGGCTTTGTGAAGCCTCGGGAGCCCGTCTTCAGGACTAGCGCGGAGTACTCTCCCGTTTTATCCGAAGAGGTTCTTCATCCCAAGCGTGTTGCCAGGGAGACACTCACCCTCAGGTGTCTTTCCTCCGCTTGGGAGAGAAAACAGTTTAAAAGATTGGGGGAGGCCGAACATCAGGGCGTAGCTGACCCTGATGACGTCTTTGGTGAGACGAGTTTCTGGGAGACGATTGAACCTGGTGTAAAATCATCTCGTGCGAACCACGTCATCGGCCTCGTGCGTGAAGCGCGGAAGCGAAGGAAGCTGTGTCAGGCCCCACGGAGCGTAATGGTAGAGTCCCTCTTGGAGGGCTTGCGGATGGAAGGCACCGTGTCCAGCGGTGCTAGTTTCGTCCGGCTCGGCCGCGTTGGCTCCAACCAAGCTGACACTTCAATAAAATAGCGAGTGAAGAAGGCTTCGCATAGCCGGCCTTCTGGGATCATACCTCGAAGGTATGTGTAGGACAGCAGACTTAGCGCCCTGCGCTTTGGTAGCGTCCCACTAGACGGTTCTTTCGGGAACTGAACGGTGGTAGAGACCAGCCCTACGATACCGGACAGATTGCCGC